GGCGTCAGCAATGCTGGCAAGCGTCTTGTCATCTGCCCCAGCCTTGCGCGCCCTTTGATATTCGGCCTGAATGCCTGCAAGGTCCATCTTGGCGTAAGAAGGTGCGGCGGGCTTTGCGCTTTGCGTGTAAGCCTTCATAGCCTTGTCAATGGCCGTGGCGGGCGTTCCGTCCGGAAACTCATGCACTGTGCCGTCAAAGGCTTGCGCTTGGATGGGCATTATTGAACCCTGTTGCCGTTAGCGTCGTATCGAAATGTCTTGGGATTTGCCGCCCCGGCGGCGGGCGGCGCACCAGTTGTAGCGGTTGGCTGTTCACGGTTTCTGTATGCGTCAACACCAGCCTGCTGAAGACGGTCGTTGTTCAAATTCCGCGCCCTACTGATGATCGACTTTACTGTGTCGGTCTGCGCCTTCAGCCCATCAGTGCCGCGCGCTAGCTGCATCAAGCTCGTTGGATCTTCGACAATCTTTGTCATCAAAAAGTAGTCGGGGCCGTTCAGCACACCCAATTCATAAAGGTTTTTCATCTGCATCAGCAGGTCAGTGTGTCCTGTTTCAACTTTTGAAACCTCGGGGCCGCGAGTGAACAAACGCCCCATTGGCGTTGTCTTTTCAAGGTTATTTATGTACGAGGCGAGACTGTTTTCCAGTTCATCAATCTGTTTGTTGCTGTTTCTGATCTTTGACAATTCGCCAGGTTGCAATTTGGCAGGGTCCGCAGGCCCTCCCTTTATTGGGGCCTGAGATAAATTCCCGTTAGCGTCCCGAACCCACTGATAGCCTGATGGCGCGTTACCGAGGCCACCACCACCCTGCCCCTGCCTGTTGGACGCCCGCGCAGCTGCATACGACTGCGCAATGTCGGCTTGTGCCTTCTGAACCTGAAGCCGCTTTAGCAAAGCGCCGCTGCGCTCCTTGATGCCCGGTATTTTGTCAGGCGTGATATGCGCCAATTGTTCAACGGGGATGCCAAAGGCCTGGCTGTAGCGTTGGACGTAAGGCTGTAGCGTTTCAGCCGTCACATTGTCAGGAACCGTGCTGAAGAAATCTTCTTCTGCTTTCAGCATGTTGATGGCGCGGTCAATCTGACCTTGCTCCATGTCGAAATTGTACTTCTGTTCCGTCATCTGGTCAGCCTTGGCCTGTCGCTGGCGCTGATAGGCTGCGTCCTGCTGCTGCTGCTGGCGCTCAAGGCCGCTGCTGTAGGCGGCGAGGAAATTGCCGACGATGTTTGGCTGCTGAATTTCTGCCATGGTTCAGTAACCCCCCGGACGAAGATAAAACGGCGGCTGTCCGGGCACCGACGGCGCTGGCGGCTTGTCGAACCAGCCGCCCTTATAAGCCCCGTACATCTGCGCGCCCTGCGACAGCGCGTTGTTGATGCTGTTGCCCGTGTTGATGTAGCCCTGCGCGCGGGCATTGCCTGCGGCTTGGAAGGCGTTCGCCTGACCTGCGGCTGCGTTCTGGCCGAAGTTGCCCGTCTGCGCGGCGGCGTTCTGTCCCGCGTCGGTCAGGCCACCCAGGCGCGACAGGTAGTTGTTGAAGTCACCCAGATATAGCTGGCCCGTGCGGTCACCAATTTCCTGCGCCGTCGCGCCCGAGAACAGCCCGCCCCGTGCCGCGCGCGAGGCGTCAACGGCATTCGTCGTGTCCTGCACCATGCGCGCGAGGAACGGGCTTTGCGTGTAGCCGTCCAAGGCGCGCTGGTAGCCTTCCGGCCCCATAAGCCCCAAGGCGCCTGCATAGGGCTGCATGGCGCTTTCGCCCATGTCGCGGTAAGGGGCGAGGTCCGCACGGGTCTGTTCGTACTGCTGGCGCTGGACGTCTGCGGCCTGCTGCGCGGCGCGCTGCTGTGCCTTCGCGGCCTTGTTGCCGCTGGCAATGCTTGCCCCGGCCCCCAAGACCGCACTGCCGATAATTGCGGTTGCAATGCCCATGGTTACAGTTCCTTGCGATAATGGACTTCGTGGGGATCAAAGCCCCACCGCTTGTAGACCTTGTCGAGGTGGCCTTCGCTGACGGGATAGGACGCGGTGAACACGACGCAGTCGTTGTCGCGTGCCCAGTCTTCCGCAAAGCGGCGCAGCTTGGCCCCATGCCCGCGGGCGGCCCGTGTCGTGTACAAAAACAGTTCGCCCAGCATGCGCCGACCGGAAAACAGATGCGCGTGGGCCAGACCCACGAAAGCCCCGCAGAAGGTGCCCGCGTCGTTTTCCAGAACCGCCACCAAGCCATCCTGCATGGCCAGAAGGTTCGTCAGCGTCGCTTCCACATGCGCCGCGTCAACTGCTTCGCTGGCGTAGCTGGTGCTGGTCACGAAGTCCTGAATGCCTGCCAGAATGTTCGGGATGTCGCTTTCAGCAGCCGTGCGCACGATCATGTCTTGATCACGAAGCCCGAGGCATTGGGCAGGTTGAAGGTGGTCACGCCGTCCCCGGCCCCGTAAGTGGTCCCTAGCGCCTGGAACAGCGTGGCATAAGTCGTGCGGCTGACCGCCGTCCCGTCGCAGAGCAGGAAGCCTTCGGGCACCGCCGGCAGGAAATGCCGGATGCCCTGCCCCGTCGGGATCAGCTGCGTGTCGTAGTCGATCAGGGTGGTCAGGAAGCCCACCACTTCCCGGTCGTCCCCGTGCAGCTTCGCCGGGATCGTGGGCCGTGTCTTGCGTGGCATCAGTGCGCGCCTGCCTGAACGTCAGCCCACGCGCCAAGGAACACCACCTTGACCGGATCGGACACCCGGAACTTGATGATGCGCTGGCGATAGGCCCCGCAGCCGTGCCACACCGCGCGCATGCGGTTCTGGCCCATGGTTCCCATGCTGGCGACGCGCGGGTTCGTCCACGTCTTGCCGCCGTCGTCGGACCATGACGCCATGACGACCGGGTCGGACCCCTGACCCGTCACAAGCCCCACGCCCGCTTCGATGTCCAGTTCCAACCTTGACATGAAGGACAAGCGCCCGCCCGTGTGCAGCTGCGCGCTGGTGGCTTCACGCACCACGCCGGATCCGGTGTCCACCCACGTGTCGGCAAGCAGTTCGTACAGGTTTCCGTCCGACCCGCCGACGCATTGACGTTGCCCGTTCAGGGCCAGCGTCAACGCATCCCAGCCCCCCAGCGGGTCGGACCCCATCGCCCAAGACCCGCTTTTGCGGTACGCCCAAAGCCCCGTGGAGATGTCGAGGGCCAGGGTCCATTCGTTGGGCAAGGTGAGAACGTAGAACAGGTGCCCACGCTGCTGATAGGCAAAGGCCCGCAGCGTCGAGACATTCGCGACCTGTTCCAGATAGTTGTCGACTTCCGGCGGGCTGATCTTGCGCGGCGCGTAGCCTTCGGCCCGGTACACGCTGACACCGCCTGCCCGCCCATCGGTCCCCACCCATGTCAGGCCGCTGTCAACGACGATGGCAGTATCACGCGCCACGCAGCCGATATTCGCTGCCGCCGTTGCCGTCTTTGCAAAGGCATTGGCCCCGGCTTCGCCCGTCGGCCCCCACCATTCGATCGAACGCGACCCCAGCAGCGCCACGTCGCTGGATACCGCACGAACCGCCACAAGGTTGTCGCTTTCGGCTTCCGCCGTCGCAAAGTTGTTGGCCGACCAGGTGAAGTCGTTGGTCAAGCGCCAGCGGAAGCGTCCGGTGCCCTGCGCCGAGATGATCGTATAGGACGCCAGCGACGTGCAGCTGGAAGCCTGTTCGTAGCCCGCCCCCGAATGCTCCGTCAGCGTGAAAGATGGCGCGTCGAAATAGTAGCTTTTGATCTCGCCGACGATGTCGATCTGGTTGCCGTTGTAGGACATATCAACCGGCAGCGACCCTTCAATGGTGCCGAACGGAACATTGCTGCCGTCGCTGTTGATCTTGTACAGCTGCTGGCCGATGACGGCGTAATGCTGGTCGGATGCCGTCAGCTGCCCCCGCACTTGCCCCCCGCCCACCGTGGCGAACAGGGACCGCGCCGGGGTGCCGTAGCAGACGAAGTCCGTCCGGCCTTCGCCTTCGACGGGTTCGCCGTACATATTGACGAGGCTGGTCATGCCCGCCGCCTTGCTGCGCCCGACCCGGAAGGCCCGACCGAAGGGGACTGCAATGCGTGCCATTTACGGGACAGACACCAGGTTCGAGAACATGGCCGAAGGGGTGCCGCTTGTCAGGGCCACCCGGACCGAGCCGTTCACGGGAAGCGACACCACCGCAAAGCCATTGGCCGTCAGCGAGGCGTTCGGGAAGTTGACGAAGGTGCCGTTGGCATTGGCCAGCTGAAGCGTGGCCGTCGTGCCGCCGAAGGTGCCTTCGACGCCCCAGACATAGGTCCCACCTTTGATGGAAACCGCCGAGCCGGTCGCGGCTGCGTTGGTCAGGAGGATGTCGTTTTCAAGGTAGCTGCTGTCGATGGGCATCAGAAATACTCCGAGGATACGGGTTCGCGGGCACTGCGCTGGCTGGCGTGGCGTTCCAGGAGGCGGAAGCCCACGTCGCCGAGCGGGTAAGGCATGTCGCTGCCGGGACCGCGCCCATACATTTCGGCGCATTGCCCGGCCACGATCTGTGCGTAAGGAAGGGAAGCGGCGTCAGGAATGCTGTCGTCCGGCCAATAGGCCAGACCCTCTTCGATCAGCCACGCGCGGACCTTCACCGCGCGCCGTTCGATGCGGTCGCGGTCGTCGGCTGACAGCGCCTGCCCCGGGCCTATCAAGGCCAGTTCTTCGGCGACCAACTGGTAAAGCTGCGTGTTCGTGATGGTCATTCGGCAGCGTCCGCAACGTCGTCAGCAAGGGCCTTGCGGGGCCGTCCACGCTTCTTCGGCGCGGGCGCGTCCAGCACGTTTTCAACGAGCTGCGTGGCTTCTTCTTCCGACAGCGTTGCCACCGCCACCATGGGATCGGGAACAGCCCTGAAATGCGGATGGTTGGCCAGCTTGGCGCGGACCATGTCGGCATTGCGCACGCTGTCCGGCAGTTCGGTCGGCACGTTCAGCACGAACGATACGCCATGGACGACGACTTCACCGGGAAGCGACGTGCCGTCGAATTCCCTGCCGCCGATGTAGATGAAGCGCATGCTGTTTCCTTGTGTTGAAAAGAAAGGGGCGGACATAAAGCCCGCCCCTCCGGTTCGTTACGACGGCAGGCCCTGATAGATGCCCCACAGGGTCAACTGCAGGGTGCCAGCCGCTGGCGTGCCGATGGTGCCACCAGCTGCGCCCGTGAGGACAGTGTCATCTGCGTACTGGTAGTTTGTACCCGTGGCAGCAACGGAAGCCTGTCCGCCACCCACACCAATGGTGGAGGCGTTGAACAGACGAGTTCCCGAGCCGCTATCGCCAACGCTCAGGGTCAGGCCGGAAGCCGCCATGGACGTGGACTCCAGCGTAGCGCCCAGAATACGGAACCCCTTCGGCACCTTGCCAAAGGTGAAAGTGTCCGTATTCGTGACGTTGGCCGTGATCGAGACTTCAAAGAAAAAGCCGATCACGTTGCCGGGGGAAGGACCAACGCCCGCATTGGGGCTGTTGGCAAACTGGCGTGAAGTATAGGCAGGCATGTGTGTCGTTCCTTTCGTTCAGCTGTTAGCTATTAATCGCCAGTGCCGGACGAATAGACCGTCACAACGCCATGCTGCTTCGACGCCGAGCTTGCGCCCGTCGCGAAGTGCATCTTGGCAATGCCGCGCAGTTCTTCGATGGCGACACCCGGACGGAACTTGTAGTCCGCCGACATGTCGGTGATCGGCTGCGGTTCCTGACCCCAAGCAATCGCCATGGCCTGCTGGCCACAGAGGAAGTTGGGTTCGACCGGGATCGACGATGCACCCGCCGCCACGAACGTGGACGACGTGGTGATCAGCGTGCTGATCTCCTCGATCTGGCGGATGATGACGCCATCATAGATCAAATCCACATATGTTCCGAATTGCGCGTTACTGCAATTCGCGCCCGTAGTGGGCTGCTATAGGTCGCCCTATAGGTCAGACTATATCATCACCCCGAAGGGTGCCCTGCATTTCGGGCCACTTGGCCCTACGAGCTTGCGCTCTAGTCGTTGAACCTTCCGCATTGCTGCGGCTTGGCTGCTGATTGTCTCAGTGAGATGTCCCAGCAATTAACAGGGTTCTTCGATGCACCTTTCGGTGCAAAGCGGCGATTAGTGTACTGTTTCACCGTCTTGGAACAGCGGGTTGTCGTTCATGCCGCCGCCTTCGCGCGAACGAGCGTCGCGGTTGGCATTGATCATGACCGAGTCAGCCTTGAGATCGCGGAACGAACGTGCGCCCGCAAACATGACGAAGTATTCCCGCCCGTCTTCCAGCCGGAAAGGCCGGATCGCCGGGGAGGCATTCTTTGCCATGCGCTTGGCAAGCGAAACGGTTGCCGCCGTCAGCTTGTCGTTCGTGCTGTCTACCGTACCAAGACCGCCTGCGTGTGTGGCGCCGCCGGTTGTATAGTTGGCAACGAGCGACCCATACAGAATGCGGTCGCTGTTGGCGACGTGCCATGTGTTGTAGTTCGCAGCCGTTGCACCCGCCACGACCACGTTGCCGTCCGTGTCCACGATGTCAGTCGCCGGGATGGACGACGTGGTCACCGTGGGACCGGCCAGATACTTGATCATGTCGGTGCGCAGCGTATCCGCCGACCACAGCTTCAGCATGTCACGCCCTGCGTTCAGCAGGTCGATCTCTGTCTTGTACTGGGTGGACTTCGGCACCTTCACCGCGTTGCGTACCCAGTCAAGGGACACGGCGCAGTTGTAGCTGCCCAGCTGCTCTTCCTTGCCGTCGAGAACGCCGGAACCACGCACACCCGCCGCATTCAGCTTCGTGATCAGCGGGATGTTGATGGTCTTGCCGTTTTCGGACGACATTTCGTACTTAGTCACGAAGACCGAAGTGGACTTGCGGCCCATGTAATTCATAAAGCCACTTTCGCGGATATATTCAGCGAAGTATTCACTTGACCACTTTTGCTTCTCCAACGAGGAAGCAATCAGAGTCTCTGCCATTGCAGGAGTTCCTTATCATCGGAACACCGCATCGAAGGCCGCGCCTGGTCCCTGCGGGACGGTTGATGGCTTTGACGCGGCACTAGGTGCCGACGCCAATGAAGGCCGGGGAAGCGGTGCTGTTTGCGGGGACGGTGCGCTGGTCCCTGCTGCCGCCTGCGGTGTCGGAGCCTTGACGTAGCCGTTTGCCTGCGCCCATTTTTCGGCCCAGGTTTCGGGGTCTTCGTCGCCGATCTTCGACATTTTCAGGCTGCGCTGGTGTTCGCGCACCACGAAGTCATAGGGATCGGGCTGGCGTCGGATGGCTTGGAAGAAATGCGGGTTGCGCGCGAGTTCCTGTTGAACCCACGCTTCGGCCTGCTGCACCTTGTCTTCGCCATGCACACGACGTGCAGAGGCGAGCGACACGGTTGTGATCGCGTTCCATTCGACTTGCTGGATGCGGTTCTGCAACGCAGCTTCGAAGGCTTCCGGGTCGGCGATGGGATCGAGCGGGGCGGGAGGCTGCCTTGTGGCTTCCTCGTACTTGCGACGATAGTCTTCAAGTTCCCGTTCGAACTTCTGGCGCTTTTCCCGTTCGTCCAGAACGGCGGCGATCGGTATGTATCCGGGCGGGGGGCCACCTGGCTGAACCGATGCGGCTTCTGGTGTCGGAGCCGTGGCGGGCGCAGGGGCATCCTGCGGCGGCGGCGGGCTGGCAGGCGGCGCTACAGATGCCTCTGGCGCGGGCTGCATGTCTGCGACTGTTGACGCGAATCTTCCTTTGTCGTCCCGAAGGAACGACAGCTTGTCCTCTTCCATTGATGTCCCTATGTGAGCGCCCGGTTAGCCCCGGCGGCAGGCAAGTCAACGCCCCTTGAATGCGTGGGCGGCACGCATGGCCATTGCTAGTGCAGCAACAGCAATTCTTCGTCTTCGTCGTCGTCCGCTTCACGGCGCAGGCGCACCTGTTCGCGGACGAGACGATAGAATTCGTTTATTTCAGCCAGCGCACGCGCAAGCGTGGCGGCGTCTTCGATGGCAGCATTGCGAAGCGCCAAGGCTTCGCGTGCGGCCTGCAAGGCGTCTTCGGCCTGTGCCACCAGCACGGGCGGGGCGTCGGACAGGTCGGCCTGCGCGACTTCCGCAACGAAGGCCTGCACGTCCTGCGCCTTGGCACGGCGCTTGTTGCGTCGCTTGTAGACGTAAGGATCGAACCCGCCCTTGGACCTGATGTCGTCCAGCCCGCCCACGGTCAGCGGTGCAGCAAAGCCTTGCAGCGTGAACGCGGCAGGGTCGAGCACCAGCGTGTAGGCAACCGACCCGGTCGCCGTCAGCGTGGCGTCCGAACCATTCAGCATGAACGCGCCGGGGTCACCGACGGTCTGGCGTCCGGCCACCGTGCCAGCTGCCGATCCTGTCGTCGTCAGGCTGCCCGCATCGCCTACCAGCGTGCGCCCGGCCTGCGTTCCGGCATTGACGCCCGTCAGCACAAGGCTTCCGGCATCGCCCACGACAAAGCGCGCGGCGATGGTGCCCGCAGCCGTACCCGTCAGGGCAAAGCTGGCGGGGTCGGCCACGAGGGTGAAGCCCCCCGCGCCCGGCGTGTAGACCAGCCCGGCGTCAACGCCTGAAAGGGTGAACGCACCGGGGTCGCCGACCACGAAGCGCGCCGCCACCGTTCCGGCAGACGTGCCTGTCAGCACGAAAGCGGCAGGGTCACCAACGAGGGTGCGCCCGGCCACCGTTCCGGCACTGACGCCTGTCAGGCTGAACGCAGTCGCATCGCCCGCCATGAAGCGCGCGACGACCGTTCCGGCGCTGACGCCCGTCAGGGCAAAGGACGCCGGGTCACCTGCCAGGCTGTAGTTCGTTGCCCCGCCGGCGGCCGCCTGTCGGTTCGCACCGCCCAAGGGCAATGTGCCCAAGGGGGCGCCGCCGAGAACGGAACTGTCGTCCCGAAAGCGCGTGACGACAGGCGGCGCAGGGCCGTCGAAGAAGAACTTGTAAAGGTGCGTCCCGTTCACGTTCGCACCCTTCCTGCGTTAGTCTGGCAGCAGCGACTGCAAGGCTGTCAGCGTCTGTTCCGTTTCCGTGATGGCCAAGTCGGACGTAGCGACCGCCTGCGCGTCACCAGCCGACCAATGGTTGTTTCGTGCGGCCTGAAGCTGCGCCAGACGGTTCTGGCAAAGCGTGATGAGGTCGCTGATGGTCATTACACCGGCACCTCTTCCCAGCAGAGGCGACCCGCCGCGCTGAACGTAGTGGACGATGTGGTGTTCAAAAGCGCCAGCACGCCACCGGGCGGGACGATGATCGAGCCGTCGAAGTTTTCGACGCCTTGGTAGGACGGCAGCAGGGCCGTCGATGCAAGTGTCGTGTATGTCACGCCCGAGGGGGCGGGAAGCGTTGAACCCGCCGCGACGACGAGGTTGCTGGTCAGGCCCGTCAGGGCCACGTTGCCCGCAAAGACGCGCGCCGCCGAACCCGATGTCAGCAGGGTGCGGGCGTTGTAGGGGTTGGCCCCCGTGCTGATGGCGCCGTTGGAAAGCGACAGCGCCCACACGAACACGCCCGGCCCCGCGCCAGACGTCAGGTTGTTGGCAACGACCGTCAACGCTGCCTGAAGCATGACGAGGTTATTGGTGTTCGATGCCGGGTTCCACACGCCGAGGATGGGCGTGGTGGTGGCCGTCAGCGTGATGGTGTTCGCCGACAGGGCGATCAGCGAGCCGTGGCCACCAAAGTAGGTATTGCCGCGGTAGGTGGTTTCGTAGAACCGCCCATGCAGGGTGGACACGATGGCATCGCCCAGCTGGCCGGAGCGGCCATTCATCATGGCGTTGTTACCACCAGCCGAAGGCTGGCCGACGACGTTCTGGAGAAGCATGATTCTTGTTCCTTTAGTAGCTGTTGAAGCCGGTGACGTTCAGCAGGACGTTCGCGCCTGTCGTGCCAGCGGTGTAGTTCAGGGCCGTGTTGGCGGTCCCGCGCAATGGGGTCGGGAACACCAGCTGACGGGGTTCCGTCATGCTGGCGGGGACGGAGAACGTGACCAGCGTGGTGCTGCCGTCCTGGATTGTCAGCGTGGTCGCCGTTGCGTTGGTGTTCTGGTAGGTGACGACGGTCACGTTCTGCCTGACGCCTGCACCCTGCGCCGCGCGGATCGCGGTCTGCGTGTTGGTCGTCACGGTCACGTTGGCGAAAAAGTCGAGGTCGGCGGGCGCGTGCTGCTTCGTGATCAGCTGGCCCGACACCGATAGCGTATTGCGGATGGCGTCACCCGCGATGATGGTCGACGCGGGCAGCCCCGTGCGCGCCACGCCGCCGCAGATGAGCGGGTTCGACGTCGCCGCCGTGTCTTCCGCGATATTGCCGCCAACGGCGAGCATGCCCGCCACGCCTGCGGTGACCGTGGCCGTGCCGTTGATCTGGGCGACGTTGAAGGCCGTTGAATTAAGCGTGACCAACAGGCCACCAAGACTTGAAGTCGTTGGCGGCTGGAATGTTGCCTGCTTGAGTGTCGCAACGACGAGCGGCGTGCCGGATGTGTAAGATGAAACACGGAAGCGGAAAAACTTGACCGCCAGGTTTCCAATAAACAAGCCAGTGCCCGTTGCCGATGTTACGGCACCAGAGGCACCACCAACGGCCCAGAATGTGGCAGATGTCCACGTCGTTCCGTCGTTGGAGTGCTCAAGGACAACTGTCGCGGTGAATGTACCCGAAACCTGAAACGCGATCGTGTTGTACCCCGTCGCATCGCCCTGCACGATGACGCCGAGGCTGGTGCGGCTTCCCTGAAGGACGCGACCGTCAGCCGGGATGATGTGCCCCAGTTCCGTGACCGCGATGCGGCGGGTGTAGCCCTGCGGATCGGCACCCGCCACCGGCATCGACACCGCCGGGTCAACGTCCACGATCTTGTTGTTCTGGAAGAAGGGCGGGACTTCCAAGGTTCGCAACGTGTAGGAACCCGACACGCTGCCCGAGAAGTCGCCGAAGGTTCGCGCCCGGAAATACCGCGCCACGACCGGGATGGTGTAGATGTCAGGCCCATAAGCCGCATCGACCGTCACCACGTCGCTGGCCTGCGCCACGGCGGTGACCTGAAGCCAGTTCGTGTTGTCGTTGGACTGTTCGAAGTAGATGCCGCTTTCCCACAGGCCCGTCAGCTGGAGCACGATGCTGCGCCGCCCGCTGGTGTCAACTGCGGTGAACAGCACCGTATTTGCCGCCGTGATGGGGCCGAAGCTGGTCTGCGCGCTAAGGTCAACAGGCGCAACCGGAAGCCCGTCCGTGGCCGACACGTCCGTCGACACGCCGTCGGCGCCAAACGTCACCTTGCTGCGCGGATAGTGTACCCCGGCAATTTCATCGGTCGCGAACGTCGGCCCGCCTGACCCTGAATTTGCGATTACGTTGTCAGCCATTTCAACTCCACACGGCTATGATGTAGCCGTCAAAACCTGCTGTATCTTCGGACGAGGCAAAGCCGCCGTCACCCGGCGCCCGGAACGACGCATCCAAGGCCCCGTCAAAGCCGCTGCCGCCTGCTTCACCCGGCGTGCCGGGAAAGCGTTCGTCCGGCGGCGAGGCGATGAAGCCGGAGCCGCTGGTGCCGCTGATGTTCGTGTCCCCGCCGCTGGCCGAGCCGCCCGCGCCGTCCACCAGCGTCGTGCCCGCCCCGCCGCCATTGGCCGTCACGCTGACAGCCGCGCCGTTCAGCGTGCCAGACAGCGTGCTGTTCCCACCCGCTGCCCCCGCCACCCCAGCGCCGACCGCAATGGTCAGCGTGGACAGCCATTCGCCCGACAGGACCGCACGTTCGAGGTAGGCAAAGCCCCCGCCCCCGCCCGCCGAACCGTCCACGTAGTCCCGCCCCTTGCCCCCGCCACCCGCCGCCTGAACCCACAGCCGGACATTGCTGGCCCCGTCGGGGACCGTGATGGACGTGTCGCCGGGCCTGTAAACCTGCTGCGAGGAATGGACCTGCGCGATGATAAAGCCGGGCATCAGAGGTTGATCAGCCCCGTGGTTCCCGTGATCACCCAGGCATTCGTGCCGATCTTGCGCAGCGTGCCCGTGTTGCCACGCGGCAAGCGACGGTTGCCGTCCACGTTCCAGTTTGTCGCCGCGTCCCCGCGGATCAGCGTCACGCCAGAGGCGCGCGTGATGTCCACGTTCGTGGCCGTCGTGTTTCCAGCGTTCGTGTTGTCGAGCATGATGCAGGTGCCGATCGGAAACGCGACCGATGCGTTGAGCGGTATCTGCCAGCTTTGGGCCGTGTTGTCGGCCTTGTAGATGACCTTTCCCGCGTCATCGAGGGCCAGCGTGTAGGTGGTGCCGCCCGTGCGTTCGTTCTGCGGCGCGCCCCTGAACCCAAGGCTTCCCGTCGATGTCGGGCCGACCGTCGTCGTCAGGATCTGGTCAGCCGTGAACGTGTTGGCCACATCCTTCGCCGCGAGCGTGTCGATGTCCTGCTTCGACAATGCCACCAGCACCTGCTGCGTGCCGGAACAGTTGATCCGGTTGCCGCTGTTCGTGGACGAATACACCGTATCGCGCGACAGGGTCGTGCCCGTGGCCGTGTACGTCCCCGCCCCGACTTCACGGTCGTCGATGTTGCCAGAGCCGTCAAAGTCTTCGATCACGTAGGTCACGACCTGCCCGTTGGTCACGCCCGCCCCGGCGAAGGACAAGTAGCCCGTGACCGCCGAGCCAAGCGTTAGCGTGCCCGTGCCCGTCGTCGTTGACGTCATCTTGGCAATGTTGACGAGGACGTTCGGCATATCAGACCAGCGTGAAGATGGACGTGTTCAGGCCGGTGACCGAGAACGTGTCGCCATTGGTGCCCGACAGCGTCACGCTTGACCCGTAGTCCCACCAGCCGATCAGGCGCTTGTTGACGTTCGTGTCGTTGTAGGCGACGGCATAGCGCACCGAAAAGCCAGAGGCGCTGGCCGTCCATGTCGGGATGGCGCTTGTCGTCCTGACCGTTTCCGTGCCCGTCGAGTTGCTGCTGATCGACGCGCCGCCCGAGTTGCCCGTGGTCGTGTAGCCATTCCCGTTCGCCACTTCCGCAGACCCACCCGCCAGCGTTGTGGCATAGTTCTGGTCCGTCGCCGCCGGGGCCGTGGCGCTCGTGTACAACGCCACGCGCACCACGTTGCTGTTCAGGTTGTGATCGCCCCGAACGAGGCCCTGCGTGAACAGGTTGAACTTGTTAAATGCGGGCATTGGGGCCTCTCATGTCTATGATCAGGGGTTCGGCATACAGGCCGTGATGGCGCTGCACGTCGGGGTCTTTGGGCGCGCAGCGCGCGTGGAACTTGTGAAGGTGGCGGCTGATGCCGTCCTGGATCAGCGTGTAGTTTTCCCGCCCGATCTCGCGCTGGCAGGCTTCGCAAATCTGGCCGGGCACATAAAGCTGGTGCATCAGTTCACGACTTCCGTCCGCTTTTCGCCCGTCAACGGATCGCGCACCACGCGGCGGGGCGACCCCAAGGCCGCAATGGCGTCATCGAGCGACATATCGGTTGCGATGATCTCCACCCGCTTTTCACCCGTGCGCGGGTCTTTGACCAGGCGGCGGGGCGAGGCCATCTTCTTCAGGGCGTCACCCAGCGTTTCCATGTTCTTCGCCATGCCCTGAAGCACCGGGCCGACCATGTCAGCCTGTGTCCGGGCCTTCGCCACTTCGTCTTCCGAGCGCCGCGCCGCATCGCGCACGCGGGCTTCTTCGGCGAAGTCAAAGTCAAGCTGCTTGGACTGCGCGGCGAATTCCAGTTCGGCCTGCTTTTCGGCGCGCTTGACCTGCACCGCCTGCATGGCCTTGCCCGCTTCGGCTTCGGCCTGAAGCCGCATGCGTTCCATGTCGTACTTGAACTGCAAGTCGGCGAGCTGCATGGCGCGCTCTGCCTTGCGCTGATCGACTTCGTCGGCCCGCTGCAAGTCCATGGCCTTGGCCTGCGCCTGCATTTCCAGCTTCTTGGCTTCGGCCTGCATGGCCATGTCGGCCTTCTGCATTTCTGCCTGCATGGCCATGTCCGGCTGCTGGGCTTGGCTTTCCTGCGCCTGCTTCAGCTTGTCGATCAGCAGGCGCTTCTTGGGCAGGCTCGAGGCTTCCAGCAGAACGTCGGGCGGGATCGGCATTCCGGCCTGCACCAGTTCGGTCAGGCGCTGGAATTGCTCTTCCTGAATGACCGCCGTGTCCGGGGTGCTGTCGATGACGATGTCCACGTCCATTTCAGCCGGGGCATTCTGCATCTGCACCACGGGCTGGCCCGTCATGGGGTCGATCTGCGGCTGTCCTGTCATCGGATCCACAACAGGCTGCGGCACGTTCAGGCCCACGAAGCGCGGGGCCATTTCGTCGTCGGTGACCCGGATCCACTTCGGCTCGTTCCAGAACTGCTTGATGCAGTCCCAGAAAGCGCGATAGCAGCGAAGCGTCCAGTCGTCGAACTGGGCCAGAAGCGGGGCCTGTTCGGTCAAGCCTGCCTGCTGTTCGGCAAGGATCGCCCTGCCCGACTGCCCTGCCCCGCGCCCCACGATGCCGGGCGTCGGCGACTGGCGGCGCATTTCTTCCTTGGCGTCCTGCAACAGCTGAAGGTGGCCGGGCGCAAGGTTCCGATCGCCCAGCTCTTCGATCTGCCCTTCGCGCGCTTCGATGATGCCGTCGGGCTTGGCCCATTCGCGGCGCACCTGGTCGATGTCCTGCGTGCCGGGATCGACCCGCAGCTTGGCCACGTTCAGCAGATGCACGGCCTTGGAGCGCGCCTTGTTGATGGCGTCCTGCGGCCCGATCATGTCGGCCACCGCGCCATAGCGGCGGTTCTCCATGTCCACGTAAGCCGACTGCGCAAGGATCGGGCACTTGGGCCGTCCGGTCTTGCTGTCAATGAAGGGGCTGGGCCCTTCTTCCAGAATGCCGCCCGAGACGAAGACACACTTGTACCAGTCCGCGCCCCGGCGCTTGTACATTTCGAAAACCATGACGCGCCGGGTGCGGCTGTCGGCCCATGCCCAGCCATCCTTGGGGCGGTCGCGGAACGTGTCGCTGGCCGTCATGAATTCGAACGACTGCTTTATCTCGCGTTCCTTGTCTGGGTACAGGTCAAGGATGTCCTGCTCGTCCATCCACTTGGCAAGGCCCATGTAGCGCGCGTCGCTGAAGTCGCCGTCGCGGCTATAGGGGTCGTAGAAGAATTCTTCAGGACGAATGCGCTTAAGCCCGATCTCCGCGCCTTCCGCCATTTCCGTGACGCCCGCGCAGATGCCCCAGATCAGGAAGTCCTTCAAGGCATCGCGCCGCTTGGCTTGGAACCGCGTCACGTCCGCCACATAGCGCAACCCGTCGGTCGCGACTTCGGCGCTGTCCTGATCCTTCGGGGTGCGGCCCCAGCCCTTCGGGTCGGTGCGGCCCCGCTCCACGATGCCGATGATGGCGTTGACGGCGGGCTTCACGTGATTAAACACCAGCGCAGGCTGGCCACGGGTTTCAAGCACCCGGCGCTCTTCGTCGGTCCACTGATCTCCGTCGTAATACGACATAAAGACCTGCGAGCGGCGACGCGCGGCGTCCAGCATGTCCATGGCGACCTGCGCTTTGCGCTTCACATCCGCGAGGTAGGCGTCCGCCTCCTGCACTTTAGCCTTGGCGTTCTGTGCGTATGCCATTAAGCGGTCTTCCAACTTCCTTGCGGCGCTCGCGGACGATGCCGGGCGTAATTGTCGATAGGGGGCGAGGCCGGGCGCTTGTTCAGGAGCGCAGGCCACGCTTCGTCAACCGCGCGACCGATCAGGCCGCAGCAGTCAACCGCGTCGTCATGCTTGCCAGCAGGGAACCGGACCAGCTGGTCAAGAACGTCATTGGCCCATGGGGACTTCGGGAAGCTGACCTTCCCGTTCGCCGCCAAGGCTTGGAAGGCGCGCGCCCGTGTGGGCTTGTCCTTCACGCTGTTGATCCATTCAATGCTGGCAAAGGCTTTGCGCTCGTTCATGCGCTTGGCCAGGATGCCCTCGATGGCCCGGCGGATGACGCCGCCTTCGGCAAAGACGGTGAAGGGCTTGTGCTTCTGCACAAGGTCCAGCAGGCGTTCGATCCACACCCCGGCGTCCGTCTGCCCGCGCCACCAGTCCAGTGCGTAGATGGTGCTGTCGGGGCCGATGCCCCAGACCGCGAATTCCGTCCAGTCGCCGCCTTCATTCGT